TGGATGGTACAAAGCCCATTCCTCTTCTACTGGAAGCATGCCATGGATCTTAAATCCTTCTAGTACTTCATGTACCTTATTAACCCATTTAATGTAAGGAACATTCTTATAGATTCTCATTTGCCAATCAGCCCAGTTCACCCATCCTTTTTCATTTACATTCCATCCCCACTTCTGAATATGTTCTTGAGTTAGTCCTTCTACAGTATTTACTCTAGGTATTCTGAGCATATCAACATCGTTAGTCTCTAACAGTGTAGGTAGGTTTTGAATTAAATTGAGATGAGGAATCTCATCAGCATCTATTTGGAAGATATAATTTCCTGTACAATGTGAAGTCAGTAAGTTCTTCCAATCGGCAAAGTGTCCTTCGAATTTTTCACAGAAGACTTCACAGTCGTGTACTTGAGATTCTATATAATCAAATACTTCATCTGTTCCGTTCTTCTCATCAAACAAGATTACTATCTCGTCTTCTTTTCGTTTATGTGAAAGGAGGAAGTTGACTAGTCTTTTCACTTCCTCCAATTCATTACAAACTGTTATTGCATAACTTATTTTCATACTGTAAATATACGAAATCTATTTTGATTCTGCAACTTCTACATCAAAGAAGTTTATAGCATCTAATGCTTCCATGAAGTCTTCTTTCTCAAAATGTTTAATATTTTTCATATCCATTTTAGTTGTTTGACCTTTTGGGAACTTAGATTTCTCTTCTTCTAAAATCTCTATAGAGTTTACTGCAGCCCATTTCCAATTCTCTTTTGCTGTACCATCTAAGAATACCATTCCCTTACCAGGAAGAGTAACTGTTGAAGGGAACCATACTCTCTTATCTTCGTCAATAAACATAAGATCTTTATAAAGTTCTGGTGATGCTTCTAGTGTTTTTGCTACTAGATCTCCTCCTTCAACCATTAGAGTTGAAGTTGAATATCCACAACCAAAGCAAAAGCTTGTTGTTACTTCTTCTGTTACTGCTTGTTCATAGCAAGCATTTCCTCCACAGTGTGGACAGATTGACATTTTTTCTTCCATTATTCTATTTTTTTAAGCCTTGGTATTTCAACTTTATTAGCCTGTGGTAATTCTATTTTCTTAAGCGTAGGTAGCTTTAACTGTACTTGCTTAGGGAACTCAGGAATGTACTGTGTTAGAAGGTTATCTAGCGTCTCTCTCATCTTCTCATAAGAGAACTCAGTTCTGCTCTTATGACCCTGTCTCTTTGCTAATTCCTTATATGGTTTATAATCTTCAAAGACATCTTTTAATGCCTTGCCTACTAGCATATCATCCGGTGTAAACCATTGACTTTCTCTTAGTATCATCTTATCAATTGCAGCTGAAGGATGTACGTTTGTGAGTTGACCTCCTATTTGTTTTGTAAATTTATTATCTAAGAAGTCTGTATGACCTGACCATCCTGATACTATAATTGGTTTGTTTACTAAACTAAACTCTAATAAAGGTCTTCCAAATCCTTCTCCTTTTGTTAGAGAGATCATTGCTTTTACTTTACCGTGATTGTATAGCTCATTCATCTCAGCATCAGATAGCTCTCCATGTAGAAGATGTATGTTTGGTAACTTTCCTTTTACAGTTTTTTTTATTTCATCAATTTTATCCAATACAGCTTCTCTATCCATAATAGATGTTCCTGATCCTGCTTGTACTTTTAAAAGAAGTGCTGGTGCTGATTTCTTATTCTTAAATGTTTCAAGGAATGCTTTGATAGTGTATCCAATATTCTTTCTATCCTCTCCAAGTACTCCCGGTAGCCAATGTCCTACTACTAAAAAGCAAAACATTTCATCGATACTATCTAAGTCTAGTTTTACTGGCCATGCCAATGGCATATACTTCTCTATATTAGCTCCTTCAAATACTACTTCAACTTTAGTTTTTAATTCAACTACTCCTGTTACTTGACCTGTTTTTTCATCTTGTATATTGAATTTACTTTCTTCAAATACTTTCTTAGCATGTTGTGCTGATACAATAACTAAGTCCATATTGTTACATCCCTGTACCCAGGAAGGATCACAAAGTGTAGTCTCAATACCAGCTGTTACTCCAATATTATATTTACCGACCTTTTGGAATTCATTCGGTACTGTAATTTGAATCCAGATGTCTGGTTGTTGTGTTAGTTGTGTAATAACTCTAGAGTGTAGAGATTCATTTCCGTGATCTTTTAAGTATCCAAATCTAGTATTACCCCATCTCTGTGATAATATTCTAACATCATACTTATCTGTATCGATAATCGATTGTACAAAGTCTCTGGCTCTTGCTCCGTATCCTGAATATGTATCGATAGGGCAGCTTACTACTAATGTAGGTTTACTCATAACTAGTATATTAATTTATGTGTGATATATTTTTTTGGTCGGTCCTCTATTTTGTAAAGATCAAATCTAGTTCTAGGAACAAACTTCTCAAATGTTTCATCCATTGAATCAAGTACATTCTCACACATCTGACGTGCTGACATTCCTGATTCATCTGATGTTACCCATTCTCTTGCTAGTGCTCCTCTTCTGTTTCTTTCCTCTTTACCCATGTTGTAAACTTCTTCTAAAGCTTTAGCTACATCTTCTGGTCGACATCTATCATCAAAGATATAAGGAGTTGGAACTGAGCCTACCATTGAAATGTTTGAAGGGAATACAGGGACTGCCCACTCACCACACTCCTTATATGTTCCTCTATGATTAGAAGGGAAGTCTGAAGTGAAGTCAATCCACTTACCGTTCTCATCTGTAAATCTCATTTGATCTTGCATACCACCTGTTACGTTGGCAATAATCATCTTACCAGCCATCATAGTTTCAGTTAAAGACAACCCCCATCCTTCATTTGAAGTGATAAGCATTCCAACGTCTGCTATATTATACAGTAAGTTCATATGTGGAGTATCTAATCTCTCTTGTGAGAAGAATACATTTACATAACTGTCATCACAAATTGCTTCTCTTACTGCATAAAGATCTGTACCATTTTCATCTACAGCTTGTGTATGCATTACAAGGGCACATTTCTTAGCTTTCTCTTCTCCGATCAAATCACAGAACATTCTATAAGAAAGAATTACATCTCCTGGAGATTTTCTTCTAATGTTTCTAGAGTTGAAGAATGCTACGAACTCGATATCTTTTCCTTGGAATAAGTCTTTCTTAAATTTACCTAGTGTTTCTAATTCATCTACTGAAGTCATAGGAAAGAAATGCTTATCGTTTATTCCATGAGGAACATACTTAAGTAGCTTACCCTTAGCTGCTTCTCCTAAAACTATTTCATTAATATTTTTAGTTTGTTTTGAGATTGCCATCAATAAGTCACATGACTCGTAGTAAGGTTTATTATACAGAGGTGCTGGATAGTCATCCCAAATGTTTAAATACATTAAAGGAATTTCATTTCTAATCTCTCTTTCTATTTCAAACAACCAAGTCCAGTATCTTGGATCAGTAAATATAAAAATAGCGTCTGGTTTTTCTTGAGCAATTAAATTTCTTATTTGCATAGCATCTCCATAACCATTGTTAGGAATTACCTTTACATCAGCATCTTCTATACCGTTTAACTTTCCTACCTCAGCTGAGATATTAAATGCTTTACCTGCTTCTGGATGATTGATAGCTGCTCCTAAATTGACCCAATTAAAGTGGTGAGATGTTCCTACAACAATCTCTCTGGCCATAGTTGCGATACCGGAATGCATCCTAATATCATCGCATAACAAGAGAATCTTTTTACGATCCTCCTTCTTAACATAACGAAATTTTTCTTTCATGTAACTATTTTAATTTAATATTTGTTTGTGTGTGTAACTTTTGCTTGAAGTTATCTTCTGTAAGATATAAAAAAATTGCTCTGTCTACAAGCTTTTGTAGAGAAAATTTATGCCTTACGCACTGTTCTTTAAATTCCTGTAGAAGATCTTCTTCTACCTTAACCGATGTTAATTTTTTAGTGTTCATTGTTTATATAATTATATGTATATATAAATATACCCTTATCCTAAAACACCTGCATGACAGTGCTCTGTTCCTTTAAATTCACAGAACATACAATTTGATCTTGAAGGAGTCTTGTCGTACTCTTTATCGATGTACTGTCCATGACTATCAAAAGCATCGTTAATAAATTTTGTAAGTGCTGTAGTGGCTTGACCTCTTTTAATCTTTCCTGATGGAGGTACAAACTCTTGAACTCTTCTACCCATTGCTGCAAATTCTGGATCTTTAGGAACCTTTCTCTTTACAATAAAATATTTTACATCTACCTTATCAACATCTATATCAAATTGTCTTGCTAGGAATTCTTTATAAAGAAGTAACTGTGCTAGCTTTTTATCATCTTTCTTTGCGTAGTCATTCCATCCTGAAGTTGATGTTTTGATATCTAAAATGATATACTTATCGTCTTGGTCATCGTAGAGAACAATATCGATATACCCTTTGAAGAAAACATTGTCAGATATTTTATGTATAAGAGGAATTTCTACTCCAACCAGCTTATAGTACTTGGTACCGAAGTAAACAGAGCGTTTCTTACGAACGTACTCTAGAATTTCAATACCATCATTATGAAACTCAGAAAGCTCTTGAGAGGTAGAGAAATGTTTTCCGTACTTTTCTTTCTCGTGAGCATAAATTGTGTGCATTTTCTCCAGTAGAAGAGCATTCAAATTCATTTCATTTGACTTCTTTACTGTTCCTTCATAGAGTTCTGTTAACCATTCCTGCATTACTTCATGTACTGCTGTGCCAAAGACTGTATGAATGGAAGGCTTATACTCTTGCAATCCTTTAACATATTTCAATGCCCATTGGTGTGGACAAGTATTGTATGCTAAGGTCTGACTATACGATATGGATTTGCTGATATTGTAATCTATAACTGGATTACAGAAGTCTCTTATCAGGCTTACCTGTTTAAGAGTTTTTTTTACCATCCTTTAGTTTTTTGATTTCTCTTTCTAAGTACCATAAAGCTTTTTCAAGCTCTTGAACTGTAGCATCTTTCTTTCCAGCTCTGGCAATATACTTAACGGTATTTCCTAAACAGAAACCTAAATTCCAGGCTTCAATAACTTTTATGGCTTCGTAGGGATTATCTTTTCCTCCGTAATGGTTTGGATGGTTTACTAGTTCTTTCTTTTGACTTGGCTCGTCAAT